TTCGGCATTTCTTACATCGTTCAATCTATATTGTTGGTCTTTCGCAGGGCAATCAATTTCTTTTTCTTGAACTACGTTATTATTATTATTTTCTTTTGTTTTTGGAATTTCTGGGGTTTTTATGTCTGGTATTTCTGGCGCTTCTGTTTTGGTGTTTTGTTTGGGTGTAATTATCTTTGCTGTTGGCGAATAATCAGGCGCAAAATAAAATGGTGCGGTGTGATCGCATAAAGCAATATTTCCATCGGGGTCGTTGTTGAAATGATCTTTACCACTCGTTAAAGAATCGCGTACAACAGCGCAAGGCGCATCAATGACAGGAACGCCCATATCAATAGAAACAGGCGTATCAAGGACGATAGGCGGTTCAATATGGATAGGTTCTGGAATATGTATGTTAGGAATATTTATTTCTGGTATTTCCAAAATTAAAATGGAATTACGTTGCCTGTTGATTTTGGTAGTTTGGGAACTTCTGGCAAAGGTATTTTTTCAATAACTTGTTGAATCATTTTTTCTTTGAAATCATCGCTTGTTACCATCATGTAACCATAGACCCCAACGCCCAACATTGACGCGCTGATTAAAAAACTTAAAATAGATAATATCTGCGAAATACGAGTCATGATTCGAGAAGCATTTTTAAAGGCATTAGTGCCTGTTACTATTATAACTTTCTGCGGAATCTGTGCATTAGCACCGTTATATTTAACCCTTGGGATTATGACAAAACAGATGCAAGAAAAGGTTAATTAACTACTTCTGTTGTTGTAGTTCCAATTTCTTCAAGACCCCGTAACTCTTTGATTCTTTCATCACAAGAAAAAGCTTTCATTTTTAAAGCATCACGAGCCAATATCAACTCATTGATTTTTTCTTGAATTTTATTGTATTCATCAACTGCTACTTGGATTTCAAGTTTTAGTTGGTCGATTCGTTTTTGGTTTTGCATAATAAATTATTCAGTTTCTGGTTTATCTGCTATTAGTTTTGCCTTCCAAGCAGCTTTTACATCAGTAGTCCAAACCGCATTGCAGATTGCTGAAACTTCCGTTGGTTCTCCTGATATATCAGTTTCTACTAAATTGTCAGAAGCATCTAAAGTACCAACATCAAGTACATATCTATGATAAGACCTCGCCATTTCTATTCCATCTTTTTTAATGACTGTTGCTTTACGGACTTGAACGTGTTTATAAAGTCCAATAACTTCTATTTTGTCGTATTCGATTGATTCGGCTAATGCCATTAGGATTAATCTCCGATTAAAACAGGTTTAGGCTTAGTTTATAGACGTAGCTTCGGTCTATGCAGCGTGATATGTACCAACAATATGTATATTCCTATTTACATCATTAAAATCATTACCTTTTAATTGAGTCCCATCACCATTAAAAAATTCACAGACAGTAGCATTATTATTAACAATTATAGTTACTGCTAAATTAGTTCCACTACTTCCAGAAAAGAAATTATCAGAA